TGTAATAAGCCAAGCAGTGTATGATGATTGTAGTTTACCACTATTTCAAGAACTAGTGGGCAACAATGAAAGTTACTATCTGTGGAGTTGTGATACACTGGCCATGGATAGATTTTTGCAAAGCGCACAATGCCAGTCTCCAGTGGTGTTTGTGGGAATCAAGGATATGTTGCATGGATGGAGTGAATTCAACTGGTGGCAGGATCGTCAACAATCAGGAGTTATCAGTATTGAAGGATTTGCTCGTCGTCATCCTGACACACAAATAGTATTGTTTACCAGTGTAGAACAATTAGAGAACGAACTCAGTGAGCCTAATCTGCATATCATTGCCTGGGGCGGTGACTGGACAAATCAACGTGCTGAATACAGTTTGATAGAACCGGTGCTGGACAAAAACTTTGACAGTGACAACACCTATATCAGTCTAAACAGACATGTACGTGCTCATAGATTGGTTGCATTGAGTTATTTGTTTGGCCAGGAGTACGATCGCACAGGTGTGCTAACTTATTTGAACAATCCCAACGGCATGCCGCAGTCATTTTTAGACACAGTGGGCTGGCAGTTTGGACCAACACATGATGTCATACGAGAATCTATACTCCGTGGATTTGATCATGTAAAAAATAACAATGCTATCAATCTGGACAGCTACAATATCTATCAGGAATATGGCCAAGGTGCCACTGACAATGCTGGGAATTTTGAAAACAGATTGCGAGCCATGTATCAGGACAGTTTTGTAGAAATAGTGAGTGAGTCTGTATTTGCAGCGCCATCATTCATGATCACTGAAAAAACTGCACATAGTTTTTATGGTTGTAATTTTCCAATTATCCTCGGTGGGTGTGGTATCATATCTCACCTTAGAGAACTTGGGTTTGACATGTTTGATGATGTAGTTGATCATAGTTATGATACTATTGCCAACCCGTTTGACCGCATAGTCGCAGCCATTGAACTCAATCGAACACTGTTGCTTGATACCGAACACGCCAAATCACAATGGAAACAGTGCAGATCACGCTTTATTAGCAATGTTGATACAATTAGGAATATATACAGTTGGTATGAAAACAGAACACGAACAAAATTAACCAGCGTACTTGAACAAATGACTTTGAGAACACCCTTAGGACCGCACTAGTTGCGAGGGCAGGCGGGAAGCCGGGCCTTGATCAAATGAATTCGCTACTCAGATGATCTAAACCGGTTTCATTTTACATTTATCACCGTGCCATTGATCTATGTTACCGATCCCGCTCTCGATTCGACAATGTATGCAGCACATTCTTCTTTTAACTATTCTTGCTTGTAATTGGGAATGTTTTAACTTGACTTCCGATTTCCATTTCCATCCACCTTTAGATTTTCCTTTTTCAACCTTAGGCTGATCTTTTTTTATAAATCCATTTTTTTCTAAACTACGCTTTCTCATTGCATCGCTTATTTTTTTATTATGTTCCGGGGTGCGATTTATCTTAATACCCTTTACGCCACTGCCCAGCAACCCATTTTCGGGCATTAGATTTGCCCAATCCTTAGATTCTACTATTTGTTGTTCTTTAGAAAAACTTAAAGCATACTCTACTATAGATTTCTTATCTGTGAATAGTTGATACCAAATTGTTGTTACATTATTCCCATGCTTCTTAATATGACGCAGCCAGAGCTTCCCAGATCCTTTATATTTTATAGGGTCATTGGCAACAGTTTTTCCAAAATATTTCATTCCGGTGACATTATGTTGCTTAACGTATAGGAAGGTAGGTTTAAATTCTGTCATATTTTATTTATCGCGTCTACTGGGAATCCTAAAGTGAGCAACAACATCTTGACATCTCCTACTGTATCAGTTATACTAGCTGACTACTTTAGGAGATTCTCATGGAAAACAAAACATTCAACGGCGACCAAAAAATCAAACTCACCCAGATCATCAATGAAGGCATGCAGGTCATGCACGAGATTGATACCTTGCAAGGCGGGCTCACCGACACAGTCAAGGCCATTGCAGAGGAACTGGAAATCAAGCCAGCTGTGCTGAAAAAAGCAATTCGCATGGCACACAAGGCCAGCTTTGGGCAAGAACAACAAGATCATGAACTGTTGGAAACAATTCTCACCACAGTGGGCAAGACATTATAAATATTGCGTTACAACGAGTCGCCCACGTTACGGGCAAGCAACACGGCTTACCGGCCATAAACGGAGATACATGAGTTATATTGACAGTCTTTTTGATCGTGCCCACGATCGCATTCACGTGGTGGAACGCCGCAATGGCACTCGAGTCTACAGAGAATACCCCGCAAACTTTGTGTTCTACTACGATGACCCCAGAGGCAAACATCGCAGCATCTATGACACACCAGTGTCAAGGTTCAGCACAAGAAACAACAAAGAGTTTCGCAAAGAAGTCAGCATGCATTCAGGCAAGCAGTTGTATGAAAGTGACATCAATCCAATCTTTCGTTGTTTAGAGGACAACTACAAGGGGCAGGATGCTCCGGATCTGCACACAGCATTTTTTGACATTGAGGTAGACTTCAACAAGGATCGTGGATTCTCACCTGTGGATGATCCGTTCAATCCCATCACTGCTATTTCTGTTTACCTGAACTGGCTGGATCAAATGGTCACCATGGCTGTGCCACCCAAGCACATGAGCATGGCTACTGCACAAGAACTGGTGGCTGACTTTGAAAACACGTTCTTGTTTGAAGACGAGCGTGACATGATCAAGATGTTCCTGGACTTGATTGACGATGCAGACGTGCTGAGTGGTTGGAACTCAGAGGGCTACGATATTCCTTACACTATCAATAGAACCATCCGAGTTCTCAGCAAGGATGACACTCGCAAGTTCTGTCTCTGGGGGCAACATCCCAAGAAGCGTATGTTTGAACGCTTTGGTGCTGAACAAGAAACCTATGACCTAGTGGGCCGAGTACACATGGACTATATGCAGTTGTATCGCAAGTACACCTATGAAGAACGTCACAGCTACAGTCTGGATGCCATTGCTGAATACGAACTGGGAGAGACTAAGACACAGTTCGAAGGCACTCTGGATCAGTTGTATAATCAACACTTCAAGAAGTTTATTGAATACAATCGTCAAGATACTGCACTGCTGGACAAACTGGACAAGAAACTGCGCTTTCTGGAACTGGCCAATGAACTGGCACATGCCAACACTGTGCTGTTGCAGACCACAATGGGTGCTGTGGCAGTGACTGAACAGGCCATCATTGTGGAAGCACATGAACGTGGATTTGTTGTGCCCAACCGCAAGCAACGCAACGACACGGAAGACAATCAAGCAGCAGGTGCTTATGTTGCATATCCCAAAAAAGGTCTGCATGAATGGGTAGGGTCAGTTGACATCAACAGTCTGTATCCTTCGGCCATTAGAGCACAGAACATGGGTCCGGAAACCATTGTGGGGCAGTTGCGGCAGACCATGACTGATCATTACATTCGAGAAAAGATGGCCAAGAACGGAGGCAAGTTTGCAGATGCCTGGGAGAACCTGTTTGGCAGTCTTGAATATACCGCTGTGATGAACACAGAGGTAGGAACTGAAATCACCATTGACTGGCAGGACGGCTCTGAAAGCACTCACTCAGCAGCAGAGATCTGGAAACTGATCTTTGACAGCCACCAGCCCTGGATACTCACTGCCAATGGCACTATTCTTACCTATGAGAAAAAAGGTATCATTCCCGGCTTGCTGGAACGTTGGTATTCAGAACGCAAGGACATGCAGGCCAAGAAAAAAGCAGCAACAGATCCCAAGGACATTGCGTTCTGGGACAAGCGACAACTGGTCAAGAAGATCAACTTGAACAGTTTGTATGGTGCTATTTTGAATCCAGGTTGCAGATTCTTTGACAAGCGCATTGGACAATCAACCACACTGACTGGTCGTGCTATTGCTAGACACATGGATGCATACATCAATGAATGTATCACTGGTGAATATGATCATGTGGGTGCAGCAGTTATCTATGGTGACACAGATTCATGTTATTTCAGTGCTTGGTCTGTGTTGAAAAACGAAGTTGCAGAAGGTCGTATGGAGTGGAGCAAAGAAACTTGTATTCAACTGTATGATTCGATTGCTGATCAAGTGAATGATTCGTTTCCAGGCTTCATGGAACAGGCATTCCATTGTCCGCGGGATATGGGCGAACTGATCAAGTGTGGTCGTGAGATGGTAGCAGACCGCAGCCTGTTTATTACCAAGAAGCGTTATGCTGTGAACATCATTGACCTTGAAGGCAATCGACTGGATGTGAACGGCAAGATTGGCAAGACCAAGGCCACTGGCCTGGATCTAAAACGTTCGGACACACCCAAGGTTATTCAAGAGTTCTTGTTGGAAATTCTAAACAAGATACTGAGTGGTGTGCAACGTGACGACGTGATTGAACATATTCGCAAGTTCAAGTATGAATTCATGGAGCGGCCGGGCTGGGAGAAGGGTTCGCCCAAGCGTGTGAACAACTTGACCAAGTATGGTGCTGCAGAAGCTGCCCAGGGTCGAGCCAACATGCCAGGACATGTTAGAGCAGCCATGAACTGGAACAACCTGCGACGAATGAACAGCGACAACTACAGCATGCAGATTGTAGACGGCATGAAGACCATTGTGTGCAAGCTCAAGTCAAATGCGCTGGGTTGGACATCAATTGGATATCCCACAGATGAACAACGCTTGCCTGTCTGGTTTACAGAACTGCCGTTCGATGATGGGCTGATGGAGGCCACGGTTGTGGATCAAAAGATTGACAACTTGCTGGGAGTACTGGAGTGGGATCTTGCATCTGCAACCAATACTGAAAATACATTCACAAGTTTGTTTTCGTTTGAATGAAATTAAGTGACCTTGTTGGATATCTAAATACTCTGGACACCTTGAGTGTGCAGGCAACTGCAACTGAAACTATCGGAGAGCTGAAAAAGATTGTGAAAATTGTTGAAGACAGTCGAGTGCAGGTGCCCGATGCCCTGGACAGTTTGAACGAATCAAAGAGTCGTGCTGAGAAATTTCTTGGACAGTTTGATCAAAATCTACAGCAACTTAGGGATAGTGTACAGGATTTAATTGTGCAACAAGAGCCTGCATATTTTGCTGACAGCACAGACCTATATCAAACTGGTATGAAAAAAGACACGCCAGAATATATTCTATCAAGACAACTGTCTATAGAACCCTTGACCTGGGTGTTTTTGCAAAGCCGATTGCAACTGTATACTGATTGGCATTATCCAGGCATGGTGATTAGGCCAGCACACAGTCCCGGTGTAGAAGATCTGGTAGCACTTGACCCCATGTACTTGGTGGACACCGACACAGAACTGTTGGAGCCTATGCGAACACAGTTTACTGAAGAGTATCAGCGTAGACTTCGCTATTACGTGGTCAAGGAATACACCACTGATCCGATATTTTGGAACCTGCCAAAACAACAATTTGGATTTGTGTATTCATTTCACTACTTCAACTTCAAGCCTTTGGAAATAGTCAAGCAATACATGACCGAAGTGTTTGGACTGTTGAGACCCGGTGGAAGTTTTGTATTCAGTTACAACAACTGCGATCAGCAAGGTGCAGTAAGTCTTGTGGAACATCACTTTTGTTGCTATACTCCTGGTAGATTGGTGCGTGAGCATGCACAGATACTGGGCT